TTCCTACCTATCGTGATGCACAACGAGATCACCATCCTATTGGACGAGGCACATATGCTTCCCAAGGATTTGGTCAACGCCTTCCTCACAGTATTCAATACAGAGAAGGGTAGCTTCAAAGAGTATCACCATGCCGAACAAATTTTTGCGTTCGATTTCACCAAGCAGAATTTCATCTTTGCTACTACTGAGATGGATAAGTTGTTTGCTCCCTTCAAGGATCGCCTCACTATCGTAGACTTCAAGCCTTATACAGTTGACGAGCTATCTCAGATTACTGATTTGGTTTGTGGTGAGATTGAGTTTGAGGATGGTTTGCTTCAAGACATCGCTGAGACTACAAGGGGCAACGCTCGTTCAGCAGTCAAGCGTTCCAAAGAGATCATGCTCTACTGCGAGTCTGTGAATGACAAGGACTATTCCAAGAAGGATTGGAAGAAGATGTCACACACCTTGGGTATCAAGCCTCTTGGGTTGTCCAACATTGAGATTGAGATTCTCAGCATCCTCAAGGATCGTGGCAACTGCTCGCTTCAGATGCTCTCAGCCGTGACAGGCATGAGTCGCACCGCCATCCAGAAGGAGGCAGAACTCTACCTGCTCAAGCGTGGTCTGATGAAGATCGATGGTCAGCGTGAGATCAGTGGTAAGGGTATGAATATACTACAAAAAATTTAATATTTTTAGTTATCATTGGATTAAGTCGGTGGGGTGTAAAAGCCCTGCCGATTTTTTTGTGTCCAAATATCGCTGACGATTCCAACCTAATCAAATAAGCTCGACAATTAGTATTAAGTCAAATATCAATGGCAATTCACATATAAGCAAATAAGACATATTATAGGCATCACACATAAAAAAGAATAATCTGCCAAAATTACATAAGTTGTTGTATATCAAGGGTTTGCGGGTTTGCGGGGGCCCGAGCCGCGCAAGTCGTTGACTACCAAGGACTTACACAGTCCCGACGTGATTCCCGTCGCGCTCGATAGCCCATCCCTCGTAGAGGTCAATGTGCCTCACATCACCACGCCCAACAGTAGGGCAGTAGATCATGGCGAGTTGCCCACAAGAGTATGTGAACATCACCTTGACGGTGCGAGCGTGGTTGCGAGTAGGGCGGAGGAGGTCATCTTTTTTGATTATCATGACTACAGTCTAACGAAAAAAATGGTTCTGTCAACTATTATTTTAAAAAAATTTGGAGGTGGGAGGACTTGAACCCCCGTCTCTAGCCTAAGCCAGATCGATACCTTGCACCCCCAAAGAGCCCCGCCCTTACGGGCGAGGCGGTGAGGCTAGGCTAGGAAGCGTTTTGCACTAACTCGCCCTGCGGAGCCATAGCCCCTGCGTAGGTGTCGAGGACACCATACAGAGAGCTAGAGCGATTCGCCACGTTGAGCGAGTTGCCACGCCACACGTTCGTGAAGGCGTTTTGAAGCGACCAAAGGTCACGCCCCTCGAAATTCTCATGCTCTGGCTTGTGCCATTGGTTGAAGATGTCAGCGATCTGAGTCTTGCCACACGC